CGGATGATAGTTTTCCCGACATGGAAAACTGTTTACATCTACGTAGGGTTACGATCTTTCGAGTCCTTTGTATAATGTTATTTATGTGAACTGTCACATGTGCCAGTTACACTATATCTGATTCTTAACATATTGTCAAGCTTTTTGTGGTTCATTGAGTGAGGATTCCACTACCCTACCAAGATAAGGATCATAATCCATAAGGTGATCTATATTAGTTTGTGCACCATTCTGACTCCAATAAGCAAACTGAGCATCATAATTACCCTTGTGGAATACATCAACATGAACTGGATGTATAGAAGAACCTAGTTCTAACTTGTAAAGAAGAAGAGGTATAGTATATGTGTTACCAGAATTGTATAGAAGATCATCAGCAACTGCTCTAGGTCTTACACCATTATCCAATCTATACTTATCTTTACCTCTCCAATGAAGTTTCATCATCTTCTCTGCATGATGTCTTGTAATGATATAACAAGCAGTAGAGAACTCATTTACAAATCTTTTATGAATTTTGATATTGACATCACCTGTACATATCACAGCAATCTGAACTACATCCCAATCATAAGGAACCTTGGAATAGAAATCATTCCAAGTAAAATTCCAATATCTTACTAGATCTAAACTACAATCATCTTCCATGATGACTGCATATGGACTATCAGATGTATCTAACCAATGTCTAATTGCTTTGAGATGAGAAGTTGTACAACCAACCTCACCACTTGACATATGATCAGGATATCTACCTTTTATAATATCACTAAGGTCATCTTCTCTACCATCATATGCAGATATTCTTGTATAGTTTTCAATCTCCCAGTATTTAAACTGAGCTTCCATATAAATCTTTCTCTCTGGTTGTTCATCTAGATTAAGATAATATACAGGACCAAAGTTCTTTAATTTATAGACTGCTTTATTTCTATCCATTTAACAAATCCATTATATCTATTGTAGGGAACCATCCCAGTTTTGTCAATTGGGTAATGTCAGCACACAATTCATCTGGTTCAGATGGTGTATCATCTTTTATAGGAAGATCACCTCTTCCCATTCTCTCTGCTAATTCTAAAACAGAATAATTCTTTCCTGTTCCTATATCTAACACACCTCTAAACTTGTCTGGTATCAAGTAACAGATTGCTCTTGCAATATCATGCACATGAATCCAATCTCTCTTATGTCTTGTTAGATATTGTGCTGTGTTATCCTGTAGCATTCTATAAAGCATATCCTCTCTACTATCCTTCTCTGCCCAAACATTAAAGAATCTCATACCAACACTATTAGGTGGTGCTTGTATTTCATTCACCTTCTTTGTTATTGCATAGGGATTCTGCCACCAACCATGTGCACCAGCAGAACTTGCATACAACAAGCGAATATCATACTTTCTACAATAATCAAATATGGGTTTTGATTTTTCAACATTGTTCTCCCAAAACTTATTTGGATTTTCAATACTGTCTCTAAGAGCAGCATATGCAGCAAGATGAATGACTATATCATAATCAGCACATCCAACATCTGCAAAGTCACCTATGTCATCTGGTCTATCTAATCCATCTACATCATAACCTATTCTTGTTAAATGCTCATAGACATGACTACCAATAAAACCTTTATGTCCTGTGAGTAGTATTCTCATTTTCTTAGAACTGTTCCAATAGATTGTGATCCATTGTCATTAAAAAAATCATCACACTGTATTCCTTTATCATCTATAAAAATATCTGCATGAGGTTTACCTAATATCAAATCATTATATTTACAACCCCAATCTTTAAGTTGTTGTTCTGTAAGATCAAACAATAGAGCAGATGCTTTTACACTTGCATCTGGATCATCACTAAATCTACCCATACCCCTAGCAGTAAAATATGTTATATGATTTCCTTCATCATATAATTTATTGATAGTTGATATCCTATCACTCCAAGGTTGTGCTTTTTCATATCCTCTTCCTACTGTGGGTGTACAAATAGTTCCATCAATATCAACACAGTATCTCATATTAATCTCCCCTCTCTATTCTATTACTATCTGAATCAAAATGTTGAGTTGAGAACTCAAATAATTCAGTATCTTTCAGAGCAAACATCTGATGCTTCAAACCTGTAGGGACATGAAACTTATCTCCTCTTATTAAAGTAACAGTTTCAGATAATTTTTTATCCACATTCCATCCATATGAAAGTTCAATAGCACCACTCTGAACATAAAAGACTTCATCTTTTAATTTATGATAATGCCAAGAACATTTCTTTCCCTTTGCTATGAAAAGAAGTTTACCACAGTAACTAGGACTGTTAGCAATCCATTTCTCATAACCCCATCCTTTGGATACAAATTTTATAGGATCACCAGCTTGCATCAGCGCACCTTTCGATGATTCTGGTACTACTCCACCCCTTGATTCTATCAAAGAATCTAACCTCTTTCGCATATTGTCTACCCACTCCATTGGCATTCCTCCAATCACCCCCATCAATTAAGATATCAGGTTTGTATAGTTGTATGAGATTTTCTAATTCCTTTTCACTATCAAATTCTAACACAAGGTCAATGTATTTGATAGCTTCAAGAATTGCTTTCCTATCTTCAAAGGTATTTATTGGTCTTGTGTCACCTTTCATTTCTCTGACTCTTTCATCAGAATCTAAACCTACTATAAGTTTATCTCCTAATGATTTACCAACTTTGAAAAGTTCTATATGACCTGGATGCAATAGATCAAAACATCCATTAGTCCACACTATCTTTGACATAATCCTCTACTGTTTTAAATTGATAAGTACCCCACTCAGGTTTTGCCTTTGTGTATGTTTGATATTTACCTTCTAAATGTTTTGGAAAAGGTATGTATTCTACATGTGCATTATAGTACTTTGCTACAATATTTGCAACTGCTAGAAATGATATTGGATTACTTGTACCAAGATCATATATTCCAGACTCTCTAGTATTATCTAGCATGATATTTAAAAGGTCATCCACACAAACAAAATCTCTAAAGAAAGTTTTAGAATTTTCAAATACCCTAATCACTCCATCTGTTTGTGCTTGATATATGAATTTACTAATTGGACTAGATTGATCTCTAATTATTTTCTCATCTTCACCATCACCATACACATTAAAATATCTAAATCCTTGAACATGTTTAAACTCTTTGATATGATCTTGAACCCAATAATCAATAGTCAATTTTGAAATAGCATAGTAATTCAATGGATTCATAGTATCATTTGTTCTTCCATATACAGATGCTGATGATGCATACTTTACAGGTATCTGATGTTCTATTGCTAGTTGAAATAAATTTAAACTAAACTCTGTATTAGTTTTCCAGATATCAAATAAATCTTTATCAACTGTTGAAGAGTTTGCACCTTGATGACATATAAAATCAACCTGATTCCAATCTTTAAAAGTTAATAAGAAACTCCAACAATTATGTTTCTCAACTTCTACTACATCCCATGTTTTACTGAGAGTTTTCTTAAATGATTTACCTATAAAACCATCAGATCCAGTTAGAATAACTTTTCTCATACTACTGTAGTTCCTCTCTTTTTAACAACTTTTGATGCACAAGAATTTGCATATGTGATACTAGAATCTATGTCTCCTGTCTCAGTATACTTAACTGCTAGTGCTGCCATAAATGTATCACCAGCTCCAGATAAATCCATAACCTCTGCTTGCTCTACAGGATATTGTTTACCATTGTAATAACATCCTTCTGATCCCATAGTTTGGATTACCCTATCTTGAACACTAATGTTTTGGAAATAATCTTTAGACCTTTCATATTCATGATTATTGATCTTAATAAACCTAGCAGCATTTGCCCAGTTTCCTAAAATCTTTTTAGTATCTAAAAACACCTGTGGATGATTGGTACATATGTACTCAATATCTTCTGTGGTTAAAAATCCTTTGTCATAATCAGAGATGATTACTGTATCATAACCATCTTTAATATTATTATCCTTTATTCTATCAATATTAACTAAAGAGTCAACTCTCATAAACATATGATTACTAAATGCATCAACATATCTTGTTTTAACAACATCTTCATATCTTTCATTTGTTAAAAGATCTATTCCTTTTGGAAAACTTGTTAGTGATATTACATTACGAAAAACATTGTATGCCATACCAGGTGTATTAACAGTATCTAAAACTTCTAATACTGGAACAGGTTTATCTGGTGCTAATCTTGTTGATTTACAATATGCATATGAGTCTACACAACTGTCACCTATAACTAGGATTTTCTTTTCCATCAATACCTAGACTTTCTTTCTATTATCATACATGGTTTACCACTTCTACGTGCAGCAAGTAAACAACTAGTAACACCTGCACCATTGACTGGATCTAGAACTGGAAAACTAACAGCTTCTCTGAAGACACTAGTGAAATCTTGAGAATGTGTTATACCAGAATAGAAAGGTCCAGCATCAGCAGTAACTGCTCTAATAATTATAGGACACTTAAACTCACCATGTGATATTCTTTCTATCTTATCAATGTGATTAATAATTGCATCAGCAGCAACCATCATAAAGTCATGTCTTTCATAATAAAGAACTGGTAAGAACCCTTCAAATGACATACCAATAGCAAGACCTGCCATAAGGTTTTCTGCTACTGGTGTTTCTAACTTTTGATCATCAGGAACATTCTTTAATGTTCCAATAGCATTTCCATACTTAACATTATATCCAATAAAGATAGCACCCAACTTTCCTAATTGAGTCATTGATTCTATCATTGCATCTTTATATGGTTGTGTTGGTGCAACCCAATCCTGAGCCAGATATGTCATTATATTTGGTTCTTTTAGTGGAGGAAAATATTCATCATCAGTCTTCTTATTTGTCTTAGACAAATCAATCATACCAGGTTTTCTACAATGAGGATATGTTGGCTCATAATGATACTTAATAACATAATCAGAATTATATTCTGGATGAGCTGTCTTACCCCATCTGTCTTGATTAGATGCTTCACATGATCTGTCATTGCTTTCAATAATAAACTTACATGGTAAATCAAATCCCTCTACATATCTAACTGCCTCTGAGAGGTGTCCATTATCCTCTGTACCATCTCCTACAAAACACCAGACCTTTTGGGTTGATCCCTTTCTTTTCAATGCCCATGCTATGCCAGCAGCAATAGCAGGTGTTCCTCCTATGATTGCAGAAACAAAGAAGTTTCTTTTACGATCATAGATGAACATACTCCTACCATTCTTAATTCTATCCTCTACAACATCAGGTGGTATGCCATGAAGTAAAGCATGATAATGATTTCTATGATTAGAGATTACATAATCACCTTCTTTAATATCTTTGAATATTTCAATCAGTTGATCTTCATTTCCACCAGACAGATGAAAAAGAAAAGGAAGTTGATTATCCATATAAAGATCACCAATATGATCTTCAAAAGCGATCAGTTCTTCTTTAGTCCATTGTTTTCTCACTAGTCATCTTCTCCTATCTTAATCATTATTCTACCTGCATTTCCTGTTTTTAGCAAGTCAAATGCATCATTGATATCATCTAATGGAAATGTATCAGTATGTAGTGTGTTATAATCTAGTGCACCTTTATTGGCAAGTTTGATATATCTTGGTATATCTTCATCAGGTTTAGTTCCACCACCTTGTGATGCCCTTATAGATTTACCTTGACCATCAAACATAGATAGAGGATTAAAAATATTTAAGTCTGTATCTGGTGCAGGTTGACCTACCATAATCAATCTACCACTTGGTGCTAGTTTATCAAATGCCTTTGATATGACCTCAGGTACTCCTGTAGTATCAAGAATTACATCAACTTTATGTGGAATAAATTCTAAATCACATGTGAAAACATCAACTCCAATTTGTTTTGTAAGATCAAACATTTTATCATTAATATCTACACCATATACTGGATAAGCATTCTTCATTTTTGCTGCTTGAATTAAGTTTAATCCAACTCCACCACATCCAATTACAGCAACTGATTCTCCAAATTTTAAATGACATTCATTATCAATGATACCCATTGCTGATGTAAGAGAACAACCAAGCATAGCAGCAAGATTTGTTGGTGTATCACTAGGAACTTTAGTTACTCTGTTTTCAGAAACTATTGAGAACTCACTTAATGTTGTACATTTTCCACTTGAAATTATCTTCTCACCTAGATGATATTTTGGAAACTCTGATTCAATTCCAGAACCAGGTCTCCAATGCATTACAACTTTGTCACCTTCTTGTACTGTAGTCACACCTGGTCCTACTTCTTTAACTATACCACAACCCTCATGTCCCATAAGATGTGGTAAAAATTTTCCATTACCTTTATGTCCTCTGATCTCATGTAACTGAGCACCACATATTCCACTAACTAATACCTTTACATATACTTGACCTGGTAATAATTGTGTAGGAAAAACCTCTCTGATTGCAAGAGGTGAATTTAATTTTTCAAGAACTGCTGCTTTCATTTAATCATACATTACATGGTTGTGACTAAACACATTTCTTCTTCTTAAGGTAATTTCATTTACATAAAAAGTTTTAGTGTTGGCTAGATTTATTATACATTCTGCTATATCCTCTGGTCTCATTAAATCCTCATAGTTATCTCTATCCTCTGTCATTCTGGTTCTAACTCCACCAAGATATACATCAGTTACTTCTATTCCCGTTCCCACTGCTTCTAATTGTATTGATTTAGAAAATCCTTTTAATCCAAATTTAGAAGCACAATATATTGATTCATTTGCACTAGGATAAAGTCCTGCAACAGAATTTATATTAATAATTCTTCCCTTTTCTTTCTGTAAAAAATACTTGTAAACCACCTGCAACATTCTAATTTGAGATCCTAAATTTGTATCTATGATATCTCCTTCATAAACACCAGCATTGTTAATAAAACAATCAATTTTATTTTTTCTAATATGATTATCTAATTTTTCTGGAAAATCAGAATCTGTAATATCACCTATTAAAGCATGAGGATCTCCATCCTCAGTTCTATAATGTCCAAAAGGATTTAGATTATCATCTTCCCATACTTTATTGAAAAGTGCATGACCTAAACCAGATGAACATCCAGTGATTAAAATGTTGCGATAGTAATCCATTAATGAATAGAAGTGTCTAATACTTCTTCAGTCTCAGGTATAATAACATAGTTTAATTTATCAAAGATAAACCCACTTTGAAGACTATGTTTTTTATACACAGCTTCTGATACCATACAGAAACTCAGAAGATCAGGATTATACTCTAGTATAGCAGCACTAAGGGCACTTTGTCCACTATACAGACCAATGATACCAAAAGAGGATCTCATAAGATCACAATAATGAAAAATAGATTTTACTAAAACACCATCATCAGATTCTATTTGAATGGATTGAGATCCAAGATTTTGTTCAAAGAAAACTTGTATGAACTTCTTGTCAGGATATTTCTCTCTGATTTTTTCATACTCAGCAACTACTTCCTTTGGATCATATGCAGGTGGGAAACTTCTTTTATTACCATCATGTTTTAATGATATTGATGATAGATCTACTAGTATACAATCTTCATATCCTTCTACCTTCTTTGGTTCATAATAAATTTTAGGATATTCATTAGTTGGTTTTAGTCCATGTAACTCTTCCCAGTTTTTAATACAACTATGATATCCATTATCATTGGTAAATCTTATTTCTGGTATGTCACCAGCATTCCAATGACCTGATTTGACTCCTTTAATATAAGGATTACATCCCCATACAAGATCATAGATCTCTTGATTCCTAAAGGATGCTTGA